CCTTCAAACTCGGCTTTGACCTGTTTGCCGCCCACCGCCGCAAGGCGCACGGACACACGTTTTTCAGCCATTGTTTATTCTTTCCTCTGTTTCGGGGATACAACGAGATGCTTGCAATGTGTATCGTTGCATGATACACGCACTCGCATGATAATAAGCATCAAGGGCAAGTTAGCCGCCAGCGCGGTAGGTGACCGGTATGGCAAAGGTTTTCCTGCTAATCTGGTGAAGCGGACGCGTGCCATGTTTTCAGCACTGGATGCGGCAAGTGTTCTTGAAGATCTACGGTTTCCACCGGGAAACCACCTTGAGGAACTGAAGGGCGACAGGGCGGGCCAGCATTCGGTTCGCATTAACGGTCAGTGGCGCATTTGCTTTACATGGACCGATCAGGGACCGGCAGACGTTGAAATCGTGGATTACCATTGAACGGGCATTGAAAGGACAGCACATGACAATTCTAAAAAACCCTTCCCACCCCGGTGAGGTCTTGAAAGAGCTTTATCTTGATCCTCTGGATATGAGCTCGATAGCTCTGGCTAAACGCCTGAATGTCCCGCGCACCCGCGTCGAGCGGCTGGTGAAAGGCGAGACATCGCTGACAGCAGACACGGCGGTGCGGCTTGCGACATTCTTTGGCAGTACGCCCGAGTTCTGGATGAACCTGCAGCGCGCCTATGATCTTGCAAAAGCGCGTTTGAGCGTCGATATCTCAGATATCATCCCCCTCGAGGCTGCCTGAATTCATTTGTTCGTTGAGCTTACGCACCATGACGGCCTCGACTGCAGGGAGGATTTCGGCCGTGGTTATTAGGCATATCCTCAATGCAGTTGCCAATGCCAGCGCCGCCCCCATGTCCCAGCCAACCACGCCACCGCTCGGGGCGACGCGAAGCTGGCCACCGAGGCGGGTAACCAGATCCCAAACCTGCCAGCCCTCATGGGTTTGTGGGTGGTTCAGGGTTTGCGGGCAGTCCGGACAGGTTTCCCCGCAGGCCTCGCAGTATCCATCGCCCCCGCCGAAGACCCACTCGGCAAGGGCGACGAGACGTTTTTTTCCTGATCCATCACCAGACCTTTGGCGACGTATTTGGTTTGGAACGCCTCGAACAGCGGCCAGACATCCAGCAGGGCCGATATACCCTCAGGGGTAATTTGAATAACGTTGCCGTCAGCATCTCCCACACCCTCCCAGTCGAGAGTGGCGTTGCGGGCCAGGGCTTTGGCAAACACCAGCGCACTTTCCTCGTCGGTTGCATCCTCATCCAAAGCGGAAATAGACGGGTCATTGCGCGAGGCGACCATCATGGCTGTGGTCAGGGGGTGTAAATGCAGGCGAACACCGTGGCCAAGGTCCAGCCATGCGGGTTTGTTTGAAAGATCAAGACGGATCATGTTGTTCCTCAGTAGGTTGCGATATCGTTGACAAGAGTGACGGTGCACATCTGCCCGGCACTGGCGTCAAAGGCTGCCTGCCAGTCAAAGCTGGCCTGCACACCTTGTGGCCCCTGAATTTCGACACGTGGACGGGGCAGATAAACGGCGTGGGCGGTGAAGGTGAGGCTCTCGCTCGTGCCGAGGTTGTAGGCGAACTCCAGTTCTGCCGGTGTGCCATTCATGGCTTGGGTCATCAGCACCTGATCTGCAAAGCGCACATCCATCTTGCCGGTCAGTGCCGCAATCGATGGGTCGGCCCCGTCGATACGCCCGTCTGCGCGGATGGTTTCGATCCGGTCGAGATTATTGGCGTACTGGATGTCCGCGGAGACGATATTGCCGAGGCTGGTTCCATTTCGTTTGATCGACCCGTTGAAATGCCCGAAACGCTGTAGGTTCCAGCCGGTAGGTGTTCCGGCGGCCGACGACGTGGCCACGGCTTCCCCCTGCGCGATCAGTTTTGCGGTGGCGGTCAAAAGCCCCGAGCGCTGCATCTGCCATGAGATCTGGTCAAGCACACAGCCGGAATACATCGCAAAGCGCGGCACTTCGGGCATGGCGGTCTCGATCGACATACTCGGCAAGGTCCAACTGCCGGAGGAAAATTCATGCGTATAGGGTCCTGTGCCGGTGGTGACGGGATCCCCGAATGCCGCCTTCAGCCAGAATCCGAAAGCCTCGGCATCAACCGGCACTGCCACATCACCGTCTGCAGTCACCGCATCTTTTATAGGGGCCAGGGGATCGCGGCCGTAGCCCAGAAGTTCCGAGCCCAGCAGCGGTTGCTCCGCCCCCAGCGAGGTGCTGGCAAAGGGCATTCGCATGTAACCCCCAACTGGTGCTGTTCCATAGATTGTCTCGAACGCAGCCGCCATCAGCGACCGCGTCCCTTGTGCGCGTGCCATAGTGTGTTTCCTTTATTGTTTAGAGTTCAGCCGATCGAGGGTCATCTCGATGGGGGCCATCCCACGGAGATCAGCCCAATGGATCGGCGGTGGTATAGATCAGAATGATAGGAACGATCGCCGCTTTTAACGCCTCGGCACCTTCAACAGGCAGATCGACTGTCTGGGGGGCTTCGGCCGCGACCCAGTCGCAGAGACCTCCGAGCGTGCGGTCGACCGTGATCGCAGTGGCCAAATTTGCCAACAGCACATCAAATGCAACATCGCGAGCGGTTGGAGTTTTGCCTTGTACAATCGCTTCGATCTCGGCGCGGTGCTCGTAGTGGTATTGCAGCGGTGAGAGGGTGACTTCCGGCGCGCCGGGATTGCCGTCGCGCAGGATTATCACGCCACCAACGGGGATGCGCTCGGGCAGGATTGCGCCACGTAGCACGGTTGGACCGGACACGCTTTGCAGCGCCGCAAGCAGGGATTGCAGGATGGTTTCTCGGGGTGTGGACATTGGTTCTCTGAAGGATGGTTAGGTGGCGACTATAAATGCAGTTTTGCTTTGCGGCGAAATTTCGCGAGCAACCATAGCGGGGTGTTTGGTTATTCTTGTCAACTGACCGCTTCGAGCCCAAACATACTACGTCCAAAATAGCGGCATTACGCATCTGCAGCGTACCAATCAGGTCAAGGACGGCCCTTTGCTGCCACTCACAACGGAATAGAAAGCTGCACTGCAACTTTAAAAGCAGACTTTGGTGTAAGGCGCGGAGTTTCGCGAGCACTATATGACTACTATGCGGACAAAGTTGCCCGAAGTTCGATCGAGTTTCGAAGCTTCGCGCTCATTCGGAGTTTCTTGGGCGGCGCTACTTTCAATGCTGTCTGTTTCATAGTTCCAAAGTAGACACGTAGTGGTTCAAAACCGATACACGACTTGCACGAAATATTGGTCACAGACTTCAATTTGATAGAGAATTTTTAATAGGTAGCAATCAAACGGATTTCATGATTTTGGTTGAAGGCAAAATTAATGAAGATGGAGCACCGTACAGACAAATAAATGACCACGTTCTTTTCAACATTCTGTCGAATGGTGAAAACCACAGTTTTGGTATTATTTCTTGATCTGGCGGTATCCCAAAATCAGAATACACGCGCCAAGGATTGCTACAATGAAATTAGCAATAAATCCTGATGAAGCAAAGCCGATCACACCCAATAGAAAACTTGCGACCGACGCACCGACAATACCTAAGATAATGTTTATAACAATGCCTGTGTCTGCCTTCAATAAATTGCTTGCAATCCAGCCAGCAAGTCCACCCACGATAATTGCGATTATCAGTCCCATGCTTTTCCCCTTTTTTTAGTCATTTGGAATGGCGTTTCAGGCACATTGCCTTAAATATGAAAACCAATCAAGTTCCTGTTCCCTTACTTCCAAAGTCACCCTCCCGCATCAAACAGGTTTCTTCTACCAATCCCCAAGGGAAGCAATATGGCCGATTTTCCACTATATCTAACAATGCCTTCGGGAAAGTTTCAATTGGCCAAGAAGTATTCGAAAAAAGCGGCACCCGGAAAAATCGAACGCTGCCAAATATTGTGCAAGCAACAATTTACTCGGCGTGTACAGCAAAGCTCGCAAGATATGCGATTAGATTTGCTCGATCATCTTCGCTTTTAAGTCCAGCGAAGGACATCTTAGTTTTTGCGACGAATTCTTTCGGTTTAAGCAATAATGCGTCCAGATTTTCAATTGTCCAAACGGCACCTTCTTCGCTTAGCGCCACAAAACCTTTGGAATATTTGAATCCTTCAAATGCACCGATTGGTGCGCCAACAATAGTTGTTAGTGGTGGCCCCGTACGGGATTTAGCACCGTCACCAATCATGTGGCACGCTTTGCATTTTTTGAAAACTTTTGCACCAGCTTCGACATCGCCACCCGCAAGTGCAGCTTCGATGGTCATTGCCATGGCGTCTTCAGGGGCGGCTTCCTCAGCGGCAGCGGCTTCTGCGGCGGCGGCTTCCTCGGCGGCAGCGGCTTCTGCGGCAGCGGCTTCTGCGGCGGCGGCTTCCTCGGCGGCAGCGGCTTCTGCGGCGGCGGCTTCCTCGGCGGCAGCTTCCTCGGCGGCAGCAGCTTCTTCAGCGGCGGCGGCTTCCTCGGCGGC